TAAATGAACTTACCGGTGCAGGCGGATCACCGCTGAATATCACGCTAAAAGAGATAATTTATCAAGATGACGAAAAAAAAGATGCTCAGGATTGATTATAACGCACGCAAAATAAGGGGTGCTTATGATTATACCTGTTTTTAGGGGGAATATATGAACCTTGATATAGATATACCTTATCACTTCAAAGAATACGATTGGGAGATACCAATTGTAAAGGCCTTCTACAAAGGGTTAGAAATATGGATGAATATACACAGGCGAGGCGGGAAAGATTTATTATGCTTTTGTAGATTCTTGCTTCCTTCAGCATTTAAGAAGCCGGGAACGTATCATTATATCTGGCCGACATTGAAGCAAGGCAGAGATGCTATATGGGAAGGCAAAGACGAAGAAGGCAGGGATATCCTGCAATATTATTTACCGCAAGAGATGATAATTAAAAAAGATAATCAAGACATGAAACTCATCTTAGGTGCTATCGGCGGTACTTCACAGATACAGATATTCGGTACGAATAATCAGCAGTATGAAGCATTACGGGGGAAGCCTGGTAATGGCGTTGTATATTCAGAATACTCACGACAAGACCCACGAGGTAGAGATGTTGTATCACCCATGCTAAGGAAGACGGGAGGTTGGTCAGTCTATAATTCCACTCCCAATGGTAGAAACCATTTTAAAGAGGGCTACGATACGGCAAAGACACACCCCGAAAGATGTTATACACTTACTGCAACAGTAGAGGACACATACGACCATAACGGTAATCGGCTTATAACAAAAGCAGATATTCAAAAAGAACGGGATGACCAGAGAACAGAGGACTACATCAATCAAGAATTTTTATGCTCATTCAACCAGGGCATCGAAGGCACTTATGTAGGCAAAGAAATGCAGGCTTTAGAAAATGCAGGCCACATCACCAAAGTGCCTTATGAACGAGAATTACTGGTAGATACTTACTGGGATTTAGGGGTTACTACGGATGCAATGGCGGTCTGGTTTGTCCAGCAGTTAGGCAACGAAGTAAGGTTTATAGATTTTGCAGAAGCAACGGCTTCAACCTTTACCTATTGGGCAGAGTTATTTAAAGAAAAGGGCTATCTCTACGGCAGACACTTTGCACCACCTGATGTCGCAGTTAAAGAGATGGTTACCAAGGGGGCAATAGCAAAGACACGGTTGGAACACGCAGCGGATGTAGGAATAAAATTTGAAATAGTTGAAAGTTGCTCTTTTCAGAATAGTGTAGAGGTCTTAAGAGGTCTGCTTCCGGTATGCTGGTTTGATGAGGAAAAGACACGGAAAGGCAGACAGCATTTGGAGATGTGGGGGAAGATTTGGAATGACATAATGCAAATGTATACAGGCGTTGAGAGGCGAGACGAACATCATCATACAGGGGCAGCGGCAAGGTATGCAGCCATATCAATCAGGCAAATAGGATTATATAAAAGCACCAGCAGGGGCTATGCAGATGAAGATTACGACTATGTCAAAAAGCATAGTAATAAGTACAGTGGATTATAAGGGGGGAAGTATGGAAGATACTATTGGATTATTAAATAATATCATAAAAAATATGGAATATATTGGATTGTTATTAACAGAAGGACACAAGTATGTTCCGCCACTAAATACATATAACTTGGTGATGAAGGAATTAGAGAGATTGAAATATATATTAGAAAATAACTATCTTACACCAGAACAAATAAGAGAAGCTGTAAAGATATTAGAAAAACCTATAAAACGTGAAAAACCTTATTATGTAGAAGTGGAAAATCCTATTGAAAGTGGCGACCCATTAGAATATTCAGGATTATAAGGAGGAAGTATGAAGAAAAAAGCTACTTGTAAAGACCGTAAGCCTAAATGGGTGTCCGTTGATAATATTAAAGTAGAGGATTTATTTACTGGGGTAACAGCAATAATTGATGGTAATTTAGAACTACTGTTATCACCCTTCTACCGTGACAGTGTAGGGACGGAGGAATTAGATGAAGATACCCAATAAACTAAAGGTGGCTGGACATTATTACAAAGTGAAGTGGGACGATAAAGGGCTTGTTAAGCGACAATTAGTGGGAAACGCAAATAATGACTTTAAAGAAATAAGACTTTGTAAGTACTATAAATCTAAACGAGCAAGGGCTAAATCAGAGTTAGAGGAAACATTCTTACACGAGGTATTACACGTAATAGATAGACATTATAATAATGATTCACTAACAGAAAAGGTAATAGGAAGACTTTCGCAAGGTTTATATCAGGTCTTAAAGGATAATTTTAAGTTTTAGGAGGGTATTATGCCCTGGAAGATAACAGGTAAAAACGATAAATGTAATGTAGTTAACCAAAATACAGGCAAGAAGAAGAATAAGAAGCCGATGTCAAGAGCAAGGGCGAAGGCTTATTTGAAGGCGCTGTATGCGAATGTGAAGGAAAAATAAGAAATAAAGGGGGGAAATATGTATCAAATTATATTAGATAGTTTAGAACCGCAATTCAAAGTTAATTATGATATGAACCATGATTACGACACTCTTAATAAACTTGCTGACCTCATCATCAAAATCAAGACCATCCAGGCAATGGATGTATCAGCTGAGCTGATAGCAGCGAGCAGGAAGGTAAACTATGGTCGGCCAGAATTTTAAATAAGGGGGATACAGTGAAGAGGTTAATTAAATTAGATATAGCGGTTGATGTATTGGAGTGTATGAACCTAAAAAAAGACTTATATACAACAAATAGTGACGTTGTAGAAGTATACAATGGTATCACGGAAATTAGCAACCAACTCAAAAAACCAACAAAATGTGATATTTGTCCTTATAAACAGATTGTGAGGTCTTTAAAGTTAGCATGGAAAGAAAGAGATAAAGTATAGAAGGGTATCGAGGAATTAAATATAACATTCTCGGGGGAGATAGGACAATGATTATAAATGGCAAAAAAGAAAGACGAGAAGGCACGGACAAAGGGTAAGGCTTTAGTCGAGTTCGTTCTCAACCGCTACAATTACTCCAAGAACAACATGGCAGACCGTCATGCCCAATGGGCAGAGTATTACGATGATTACAGGGGAACTCGTTCCGATACGAAAGAGGTCTGGCAGTCCAATTATGTAGTTACTTCACTTAAAGAATCAGTACGAACCAAGACACCTATATATATGAATATCCTGTTTCCTTCTTCCGACCCTTCCAAAGCATTCGATATCAAGCCAGGAGAAGAGAGTGATGAGAACGCTATCCCAGCCTTAAAGGATATTATTGCTTATCAGTTAGGCAATGTAGGCAAAGATAGGGGCGGGTTATTTAACGTAGGTGAAGGTCATGTCAAGCAATTCGAGATATACGGCTATTCACTTACCAAAGTCCCCTGGATAAAACAGAAGGAAAAGGGCAAGACGATATTTGAGGGACCGGACATTGAAGTGTGTGATATCTTTAATGCCTTTCCTGATCCTGCTACTAAAGACGTAAACAGTAGTTGGATAGTGATAAGAAAGCCTGATGTCTTTGTATCACATTTGAGACAGATGGAGACGCAGGGTATCTATCACAGCATTATTGACCTGAAAGATACTTCACAGCCCGGGGCAAGTGATACGGTAGGCGAAAACAAAATCAATACTGACAGGGTTGAGTTACTGGAATATCACGGTGACGTGCCTAAATCGCTACTGGAAGGCAAGATATATGATGAGGTACAGGTTAACCCCTATGAAGATGATTATGTCAGGGCGATCGTTACTATCGCTAACCGTGAAGTATGTATCAGAAATGATGAATACCCCTTCGACTGCGGTAATATCTTCGTTGACGCTTCAAAGGATAAAATGCCTAACGAACAGTTTGGCGTAGGTACAGGCGAAGACATCCAATCCTATGCAGAAGAATTAACCAACGCACATAATAAGCTGTCCGACTGCATTAATCTTATCGCTAATCCGATGGCAGTAATGAACCAACAGAAGATGGCAGGCGTATCAGGCGGAATAGTTATCTCTCATCCGGGAAAAGTATTCTTTACTAATCAAAATGTTGATGACGTTACACGGGCAATGTATTTTGTTAATATGACCGCACAAGCGTCTTCACTTACACCGCTAATCAA